CGTGCCAATAGCCAGCCTCTCCTGGCCGTCACTGCCCCCAGCCTGCAGTCCAGCCACTAGCCCAGCCAGACCACGCTAGCGCCTGGCGACCAGGCAGACAGCAGGCCAGCGAGAGGCTGCCAGGCTTGAGACTGCCTGCATTGCAGCCAGCAGGATAGCCAGGTTGTTAGACGCTTTCATCTACTGGGGGTAAATCGGACTGTTCCTCTGACATTTATCGTCGTCCCCTAGTAAAAACGTCAATAGGCATAGGGGGGGAGGGGGGCTACTGGGGGTCGCGGACCCTGCCGGGACATCCCACCTACAATCTGTCTCTCCCTTGACTCACGCTGTGATAGGAGCGTAGGCTTAGCGGATGGCAGAGCGTGCGACGGTAATGACGAGCACCTCGTTGGCGGAGGACGGGGAATTTGCACGGGTGGTGCAGGAGATGCGGTTACGAGCGGGGCTGACGATTCCGGAGTTAGCGGCGGGGTTAGGGGTGACGAAGGGGGCGGTGCATCAGTATTTATATCGGCTACGCGGGGATGGGGGCACGAGTACGATGAAGTCGTTTTTACGCTTAGCGGAGGTGTGTCGATGTGAGGTCACGGTGCGCTTTCCGGAGGAGCGGGCACGGAGGCGGTATGGCGGATGAGCGACGAGCGTTGACACAGGCGGAGGCGCAGCAATTTGCGCAGATTGTCTTATCGGGGGCTCCGATTCCCGAGGCGGTGCGGTATTTTTGGGATGTGACCTTGACGGAGGACCAGGCGGCCCGTTATGAGCAGGCGTGGCCCCGGCAGCCGGAGGTCGTGGCGGCGGTGGAGGCACAGAGTGGGGGGGCGCCGTGGCATTTGCTCACGGACAGTGTGCGGTGGGAGCGGGCGCTCCAGAAGCATTACAACGAGTTGGCGTATTTCCTGTGGACGACGAATTATGCCGAGTGTGTCGGCGCGGAGAAGATCAAGGCGGACACCTGTCGAGCGGCGATGGAGGCCAAGGTCGCGGGGATGGCGGGACGGGAGAGCCCCTTGGCGACGTTTTATCATGACCTGCTTGCCCGATCGGAGCAGGCGGAGGCCGTGGCCCCGTCATGACCCCTCCGGCGTTGCGGGACCGGTTGATCACCGCGTTCCGGGCGTTTCTGTGTGAGAAAATCGACTTCATCCCGTTTGCGCATCAGGCGACGTGGTGGGCGGCGACCGATGGCCAGATCCTGACGGAGACGGTCCCCACGGCGACCGACCAGACCCAGCGTGTCCGGCTGCCCGATGCCACCGTGGCCACCCAAACGCTGATCCCGCGTCCCGCCGGTCGGGCGAAAGTCGTCGCGGAACTGGGGGCGTATAAATCGGGGAAATCCGCCGGGGCGGGCATCTGGGCCGCCGCGTTTGCCGCCGTCCCGGATGCGCGTGTGTATCTCGTCGGGAACGAATACGATATGTGCGCCCCCGAGTTTGACTACCTCCTCGACGCACTCTGCTCAGCGCGTGGGTTGAATCAAGGCTATGCCTCCCTCCAGAATCGCCCGAAAGACGGGCGGATGTGGCTTGAACTGGAAAATGGGGCGCGGTTCGAGGCCCGCAGTTGGGAGCGGAACGAGTCGCTCAAAGGGAAGGAAGTGGACGCCTACGTCTACTGCGAGGCGTATCAACTCCCCGGCATTGAATGTTTTACCTCCGTCGCACAGAATTTACGCGCCCGGCAGGGGTATGCGGTGTTCCCGACGACGCCCGACCGGCCGTGGGTCAAAGTGCTGCACGACCACGGGCATGGGGACCCCGCGTTTCCTGCCTGGGCGTGTTATTGCGGGATTCCCGCCGAAGTCAATCCCTACAGCTTCGATGCGGACGCGAAAACACGGGATGCACAGTTGATGACGCGGGAGAAGTTCGCCGTGGCCTATCTCGGCACGATTGGCGATTATGTCGGCCGCGTCTACCGGTATCAGCGGGGCGACCGGCAGATCACCCCGACCGCCCATCCCACACTCTGGCACCATCCCGAGACCCCCACACGGGAGACCTTCCGGCTGCCCGCCGACTGGCGCGTGGAGATCGGGGCGGATACCGGGACCTACTGCGCGGCGCTGGTGGTCGCGCTCGACCCCGACGGGACCGCGTACGTCCTCGATGAGTTGACGAATTATCGCTACGTGGCGAATACCCCGGAACTCAACGACGATAGCTCCATCGTGCGCTGGTGTCAGGGGGTCATTCGGCTGGCCGCCCTCTGGCAAACACGCCCCGTGGCCTGGGTGGATAGTAATTCCCAGTTCAAACAGGAATGCCTCCACCATCGCCTGCATCTCGTCTCGAATAAACGCGGGCGGGAAGTACGCACCGAAGCCACCCGACAATATTTTCAACATCAGAAGATTTTTCTCGCGCCGTGGTTGTCGATCTTGCCGTATGAGGTAGAATCGGCCCAGTGGCCCGAGATGACGACGTCCGCCGGGCGGTATGAGCGCGTGAAAACAAACGACCATGTGCTCGATTGCCTCGAACACGTCCTCTCGCGCCATCCACGGGCGCATCGGCCGCCGCCGGAGCCGGTGGTGACCCCGGTGCCGGGGAATATCCAGTGGCTGGGGTCGGCGATCCGGAAACCCGTGCGCCGTGCGGCGAGCGACCCGCATCTGGGGACCCAGTGACAACCGACGACCGCCTTGACACTCTCGAACGGCAACTCCGCTTCGTGATGCAGACGCTGTCCCTGACGTGCCGGTCGCCGAATGGGGAGACCGATTCCCGGTCCCTGGCGGTGCTCTATCAGGAAATGAGGGATCATGCTGGATCGACTCCGCAAACACTTGCAGATGTGGCTCGTCGTGCCTTCGGACATGACGCCGCAACTGACCCAACTGCAGGCCCGGCTGGCTACGCTGGAAATGATGCCGTCAAAACCCCCTGATCCGCCCGACCGCCGGACCATGTCGGCCGTCCCGGATGCCCATTTAGGAGCCCACTAATGCCTCGTGTGATTATCGATCTGCCGTATGTGCCCGAAGCCGATCAGATCGCGTCTCTCATCGCGCAGCAAGTCAGTACCACGTTGCCGGGTGCGCAGGTACAGGTCGTCGATGCCGCGTCTGACCAGGGCGGGATGGCCCGTGGCCTGGAGACCGCCTCGACCCCCCAGCGTCCATTGACACGACCGCCCCAGGCCGGGCCGCCACCGGGTCTTCAGGGACCCCCGTCAGGGCCGGGAATGCCCGCCGATCCACGTCTGGCGCAACGCACGGTCCGCCCGTCGCCATTCGCCAACCAGATCCGTCGTCGCGTCTGAGACGCCCATGGCTTCCGCAACAACGGACCTCGCGGACTACACCACCGACTACAACCGCCTCCGGGCACAGAAAGCGCGGAGTGTGGGATCGGTGGAACTCCGGATTCTGACAAATCTCGCCTTTGTGTCGGGTGAACACTGGGTGGGCAGCCACAATCGCGTGCTCTTTACGCGAAAGCGCGATCCGAACAAGCTGTATCTCGTCTTCAACCTCGCCGCGCAGATGCTCTATAAGATGATGGGTCGTCTCAGCAGCGTGGCCCCGGTGTTTCGCGCACGGGCCGATAAACAGGACCCGAAATCCCTGGCCAGCACCGAGGTGGTGAATAAACTCATCCGGGCGCTGGACGAAAAGCTCGATCAGCCCTCCCGGACGTGGGAACTGCTCTGGTGGATGGCCATTGGCGGGGTCGCGTTTGAATATTGTCCCTGGGTCAAAGATGCGACGATGGAACCACTCCCGCAGTTCGACCCGGAGACCAATGAACTGCTCTGGACCGATATCCAGACCCAGGAGGTGCTGCCGGAGTCCGCCCGCCAGCAAGCGTTGCTTCAGGGGGCTCCGGCGGAACGCTTTGTCGTTGTTGAAGAGATGGTGCTTGCCGGAGACCTCGGCAGTGAAGTGTTGAGCCCGCTCCAGGTCTTTGTCGATGCCTCTGTGCGATCCTTGGACGATCTCAGTCCCGATCAGGCCGTGTATATCGCCAAAATCCGCACATTGGGCTGGATCGAGGCGAATTACGAGGTGAGTAAAAAGACCGTCCAAAATCTCAAGGATGCGTCGGAAGTCCAGATTCTCTCGACCAATTTGGAGCAATTCGGCGACCCGACTGGCTCTGTCCATCTCCAGGACCTCATTCCGCGCATTCAAGGCTCCCGAACTGCCACCGATCCGGATATGGCCGTGGTGGTGGAACGCTATCAGCCGATCTCAGATAAACATCCACGGGGACGCTATACCGCGTTCGTGCCGGGGGAACAGATTCTTGCCAACGAGGACAACCCCTACGAAGCGATCCCCATCGTGGACTTTCACTGGACGCCGACGACGACGAGTTTCTGGGGCGGTGATTACGTCTCCGACCTGATTGCCCCGCAGCGGTTTCTCAATAAACGCCTTTCGCAACTGGGCGAACAGGCCAATGCGTCGATTTACGCCGATGAGCTGCTCGGCCCCACGGTCAAATCGGAAGATATTCCCGCCGATTACCCCGCGCCGATTGAAGGCGGGTTAAACGAGGCTGGGGTGAAGATGGTGCAGCGGCGTGATCCGCCCAATCTCCCGGCGTGGTTCATGCAATCCGTCGATCTCACGCTCAAATTGATGCGCGAGATTGCCGGGGGCGTCGATCTCTTCCAGGAACAGAAGTTTCCAGGGCAACTGCGGGGGCCGATGGCCGTCCCGATGCTTCAGGAGATGATTGACACCCAGTGGGGGAATCTCTATCAGCATATCGGTCAGCGGATGGCCAAAGTGAAGGAGATGCGGATCAATCGGGTGAAGGAATACTATCCGCCCTTCCGGACGATGCATTACACCGACCGCAGTATGCGAGACGAGGTGTTCATCTTCCAGACGTCGGAGATTCTCCGGGCGGGGACGGATTATTCAGTCACGGTCGAGCGAGGCAGCCTGATCCCGGAATTCCGCGCCTTGCGCGAAGCCCGTATTCGTGAACATCTCCAGTCACCACTCAGTGTGCTCTATCTCGACGAACGCACGGGGCGGATCGACAAGGAGAAGATTGCGTCGGATCTGGAGATGGGCGATGTCGGACGGGAAGCCCGTGAGTCGCAATATCGGAAACTCGGGATGTCCCTGGTCGAACGGTTGTGGCAGGGGGAGGAGATTCCGCCGCATCTGCCGATGCCGTTCTGGAATATGCGCGTCATCATGGACGAGCTGGAGTCGGAAATGGCCACCACGGAGTTTCTCTCCGCCAGTCCGTCGATCCAGCAGGGCTTTGTCGCCTTCTGGAATAAATGCCGGACATTCTTGATTGAAGCCTCCCAACGGCGGCAAGAAGGGATGCAGCAACAGCAGATTCAGGGCGCGGTGGCCCAAGCGGCCCAACAGGCTGCCGCGAAAGCTGCCGCCGAGGCAATTGACGCCGCCATGGACCAGATGAAGGCGAGTGAAACCGCCGCCCAGGGAGCCCCGGATGCCCTGGCCCAGGCCATGCTGCAGCAAGGTCCCGGACGGCCTCAGTAACCGATGCCCTTTACCAAAAAATCGGACACGACCTTTACGAGCCCCAGTGGACGGACGTTCACGACGAAACAGGTGGCGCTCTATCACGCCAAGAACGGGTTTCCAAGCGTGCGCCGCAAGCCCGCCTCCCGATCCGCCCCGCCGAAGACCCAACGTCGAATATCTTGACACGATCGGTCACGGTTTTTATACTCGGTCTGACTGTTTTATGTCCGCCCTGTACGAATAGGGTGTGCGAATACATGTGAGGGACGTCTCCGGCAGGAGACTAAACCACCACATACTCGCCGACCACTCGATCGAGGAGGATAGATGGCAGAAGACGCACCGCTTGTAGACGTCGATCCTGGCGAGACAAGCGACATATCGGAACCAGCACCATCAGGAGGTGACGCGCCCGAGTCTGGCGCATGGCCCGCAGACGTACAAGCCGCATACACCAAGAAAACACAGGCGCTTGCGGATGAACGCAAGGCATGGGAAAGCCAGCGGTCTGAACAGACACAGCAGTTGCAGCAGTATGCTCAGCAATTGCAGCAACAGCAATACGCTCGTCAAGCCGCCCAGCAACAGGCCCAGACGCAGCACCAGGGCCAGCAGAGTCAGAATACGATGCTGGACCAACTGCGTCAGATGCCCTATCTGGACGGCGCGACCGCCGCGCAACTCATGGAACGGATGGTGGGTGAAGGGATTACCCCCCTCCAACAAGCCATTCAGCAACGCGATCAGGTCATCGCGCAAATGCGGAAAGACTATACGTCGCTCCGCGACACCGTGGGACAGGGTCGCACGAAACAGGCTGAAGCCGACTTGGAACAACGGTTCATACAACTGCGGGATGAGACCGGCCTCCCCGACGAGGAGGTCATCAATGACTTCTTACGGGACGTGTATTACTCGTTTGAAGGCGGTGATTGGGATCAGAAGTTTCCCGAGACAGCGCGGAGTCGCATTGAGGGGCTCCGAAAAGTCTTTCGATCAATGGATCGAGCCACGGCCAAACAAGCAAAAGCGTCTCCGTTTCCCTCCAAGGGGGGAGAGTCATCGTTGACCAGTGGGAAGACCGGCGGCTACAAAACACCGGAAGAACGCACCAATGAATTGTGGCCGATGCTCAATCCGGGTCAGACCGAGTAACGCCGACCGTCCTCATGGTCGATGAGGAGTAAGATACTGCTATGGCGAGTACGACTGATGTCATCGAAGCCCTGAAATACACCTACGGGGTCGATCAAGTGTTGTACCTGGTCAACCAAGAGGTTGTCTGCTGGAACATGTTCCAGAAGATGAAGAAACCGATGGCGGGCCGTGGACAATTCTTGATGCCCATCATGGTGAAAAACCCCGGCGCGTGGAGTGGGTTGGCCGAAGGCGGGGCACTCCCGTCGAACATCGACCCCGACACGACCGAGGCATCCTTCAGCCTCCAGGAATTTGCGGGGCTGTACAACATGTCGTGGAAGCTCATCCAGGACGCCCGGAACTCGAAGTTTGCGTTCCAGACGGCCCTGAAAATGATGGAGAGTGGCTTCCGGCGACGGATTCTCAAACTCATCAACGCCGACCTCATCTCGGATGGTCTCGGCAAGCTCGCAATCATGCCTGCGGCCGATAATCAGACCACGATTACCGTGGACGCCCTCCCGAGTATCGATCTCGGGATGACGGTCGATCTGATTGACGCCTCGGATAATGACGCGGACTTGGCGGCCTCCCGGACGGTCACCGCGATTGATGTGCAAAATCGCACCGTCACCATCAGCGGCTCGGCCCCGAGTGGGACAGCCGCCGGGGATTTCTTCTGTATTGAAAACACGACGAAATCCGGCGCGATTTACCACACGGACGGACTCCTCGGGATTATTGATGATGCCAATCCGCCCTCGGGCAACTATGGCAATATCAACCGCAGCACGGCGGGCAACGAGTTCTGGGAGTCGATCGTGCTGGAGAACAGTGGCACGAACCGCGCCCTCACCGAAGACCTCCTGATTCAACTGGAAGATGCGGTGCGGGAAAAGGGCGGCGCGAAACTGAACGCCTATGTCTCGAATCTCGCCATCATCCGGCGCTATCACGAACTCCTGCGCGAAGACACCTTCTTTGCGATGAGTTCGCCGAAAGCGTTTGACGATGGGTCAGGGGTCGGACGGCAGGGCGGCTCGCAGCAGAA